CAAGAACGCCCGCCATTATGCTCACGTTGAAATCGGTGCCCCAGTAGATTTCACCGCCGGTATCCTTGGCGCTTTCGGTGATGTTGTCATCGCTGAAGTCTGGGTAGACGCGACCGGATAGCGTCTCGAAACTGGCGAGGTATTCCTGACGGAAAGTGCGCTCGTCTAGCGTGCGCCGTGCTGCCTCGACTTCCTCAGCGGGGACGTTGCCACCTTGAACTGTGGTGTAGCTGAAAGTTTGCCAATCGCTTTCCTGCTGCGCTTGCTCCCAAAGATCGTGAAACCAGTTCAGCCCAGCAGGCGTTGTAATAAACCATGCCGGACCGCCTTGATCTGATAATGCTGGGCGTAGCACCATTTCCCAAGCATCTTGCTTGACGTAGGCAGCCTCGTCGATGACTAGGGATGAGAGGCTAACGCCACGAAGGCTGTCAGCATTTTCTGCGCCCTTGAGTGAAATGATGCTGCCGTTATAAAGCTCAACAGATAGCTCGGTCTCGTTTCGTTTAACGCAGAGATCATCTGGCACCATGTTTTTAAGTTGCCGCCATGCGATCTGTTTTGCCATCCGATAGTTGGCAGTGACATACCAGTTCAGGCTGTTTGGTTTGTCGATTGCCCAAGCAACTAAGCGAGCAATGCACAAATATGTTTTACCAAAACGCCGTCCTGAGCAAAGCAGCTTAAAACGCCCCGCAGCGTCCCATACATCACGTTGCGGTGGCGTCAGGGTTTTGTAGAGATCGTCGCCAACAGAAAACCAGTCCTTGCTAGTCGTGCAAGGGACCGGAGCTTCTAACAGGGTTCCCCCTGGCATGACATCAAGGATGCTCACTCAAAAACCCGAGCAATGCGTGCCGCAGTATTAATGCAACCCAGAGCAACATGCGGCTGGTTACTCTTCCGGGCTTCCTTTTGGAGTGTTGCAAGCTGGCTTAGCAGCTCTGCGACGAATGTCTTGCGATCAATTTCCCAGTCAGCCTTGAGGATTTCGCGAGCATCGTGGATGTACTGGTCGATCTGACGTGTGCTCAGCCCCCACTCGCTTGCGCCGTATTGCTGACATTCAGAGCGCGTGGCGCCGTTTGCCAGAAGGCGAGCGATGCGGTTGATCCGCATTTGCTTTTGGACTTTAGTGGAATCTTTAGCTGGCATTAGGCTAACCCATTACGTTCCAAAATAGGACACGACCTTTTGAGTAGCGTTTGACGAACTCCCATGCTTTTGCATCATAGTTTGAACAGGAGGGGAAGGGTGGATTTAGTTTGGCATCTTCTGAGAAGTCAAGGGAATGGATGTATATTTTGGCGGCTTTGACGTCTTGAGGTTTTAGGGTGCGTCCTATTTGGACGGCATGGAAGGATGAGGCTTTGATGCCTAGCTGCAAACCCCTGGTTAGAACACCTGAGCCTGCGACGGACCAGACTTCGTCGATGTGACCGACTTGCTCTTGCGCTAGGCGAGCACGATTGGCGATTGCATCAAAGGCGATGTTAGTTTCTAGCCCGAAGGGTAGGAGGGTGGCGCCTGTTTTCTCACAGTATGCTTTTGCCTTGGCTTTGACATTTGAGAGATAACCGCTTGGCACCTGAACTATTTTTGCGCCTGCTTTAAAGGCTTCAATAGTTCGGGGGTGTGGCTTGTTTCTTTTAGCGCAGAAAATGGTTGCTTTAGCGTTGCATTCTCTGGCAGCGTGGGCGATGGCGATTTGAGCGCCACCGTAAGCAGGGGAAGCGTAGACAACTTCTTGATGGTTGCGGATGAGTTTATCGGCAAAGCATCGTTTGGTGCCGCCAGGGATGAAGTCGTCCCTGACGACATAGATGTTGTCAATGAGCTGAACGACTGGATCAGGAATCGGCATTGTTATCCTCAGGGTCCATTACATCGCCAAACTCATCTGCGGGGTCAATATCGCCGAAGTCGCATTCGCCGCAGCGGGCTACAGCTTTGCGTGCATCGCCTTTTAGGAAGACGAGAACGTTTTGGTGTGTTTTGCCAAGTTTGCGAGTAGCGGCGAATGTTCTGCCAGCGCGGAGTGGCAGGGTGCCTACTGGGGTAACGAGGATAGCTTCGTTGTAATAGGTTAGCCCTGCGTCGATGAAGGCTTGGATTGTATCGCCTACGAAGTTGTAGTAGTTGCCTTTTTTGTCGCGTACATCGCCTACGACGAAGCAGGCAAAGGAATCTGGTTTTAGGAGGCTGCAGGCTTTGGCGATGATTTCGCGGTAGGAGGCAACGAAATCGTTGTAGGGCAGAGTTGACAGATCTTTGGGATCGTCACTGTAGACCTCAAGATCAGCGTAGGGGGGGCAAGAAAAGATCATGTCCGCTTGGACGCCTTTGCAGACGCGGTCGATGTTGCGAGAGTCTGTGCAGTGCCAGACTGGGGGATTGTCTGGTGTGATTGCGGCTGCCTGATCACGGTTGGCGTCGATCTGTTCTTGGCGGAGATCGCAGCCGATGTACTGGCGGTTTGTTTTAGCGGCGACAATGCCACGAACAGAACCACCAGCGAAGGGATCGAGGATGATGCCGTTTTCTGGCGAGAACCAGCGATAAGAAAGCTCGGCTAGAACTGGATCAAAAATGCTGGTGCCTGCCTGCTTGCTGCCGCTAGCCAAATATTCCTCAACAATCTGATCGTCAGAAAGCCCTTCCTTTTTCTTCTCGTAGTAGCCTGGTAGTAGCTGAATTGAAGATACAAGGGTTCCGGCTTCCTTCATCAGCTTTTTGAGTTCCCTAGTTTTCTCGTCTGGTTCGAGCATGGTTTCAGACATGCCGAGCAGATTTCCTTTCCTGCCAACTTCGCTTTGTATGCCGAGAGCAAGCCATTGGCGTTTGCGTTCCTGCCACCAGCCTTCGCGGGCGTTTAGGACGGTAAAGGGCGCGATGCCAAAACGATCAGAAAGTTTTGAGGCATCATCCTGTTTGGCTTGCGCTTCATCAAGCTCTTCTAGATCTTCAGATGGGATCAGCTCTGCTAGATCCTCTTCCGCAAACCAAGGTGAAAGATCATGCTCATCTGAAAGCCTGCGGAGCATTTCTTGATCCCACTCGCTGAGATCGCTAGTGCGGTTGTCTGCCAGAGCTAAACCGACTTTTTCATCCTCTGATAAGCCAGTGCGGCGGATGGCGATGATCTCATCGCCGTCAGTCTCGATGACGCGGACGTTCTGGATGCCTGCTGCTTTGGCGCCTTCAACGGTGCCGTTGCCAGCAAGGATCCTGTTGTTCTCGTCAATGACGATAGAGCGTGCAGCGCCGTAGCGTTGCAATGATTCTTTGATTAGCTCTGCGGACTGCTCGGTACGTTTGCGGGCGTTTTTATGGTCTTGCTTCAGGCTATTGATCGAAGTCACAGACAAAGATGACCAGTTTGTGCTGGGATCTTATCAATGGTTAGAAGAGTTTGCCAAGTTACGAAGCTGGTTAACTTTCGGCTCGACGAGATGATGCGATGAGACCGTGCCGCAGGTGGTGCCTACGCAGACTTTGATTTCGCCGCTAGATAAGTTTTCCAAAGTCGGCTGGACGGATGAAGCGGCTGATTCGACCAGGGAGTTCAGGCGGTCGCGTGGGGTCATGACGGTCGCGGTAAAGGGCAGTGAGGTAGTCATCCATCAGTGTGAGCAGCTCCTGCGGGCTGGTTTGCAGTCGTTTTGGTTTTGCCATGGAGGGAAGCGATAACAGCAGCGGCGATGGCTTCGATGATGGGGCGCGGTGCGCAACCACGAGAGGCGGCTAGGGCAGCCTGTACGGCGCGGTGATAGCCGTTGAGGGTCAAGGGTGCCGCAACGGGGTTCGAGGCGACTGCAGGGTCTCCTAGGGCGCGCAGGCGCATCAGGGTGGAGCGATCCATGCCTAGCGCTTGCGCCTGCCGTGTGATGTGCTCGTTTTCTGCAGGCGTTAGCCCGACCTTGACGGCGGTGCGCTTTTCGCTCATAGCTCAGTAGGGAAGCGGGTTTTCGGTTGGTTCTGGCTGGAAGTCTCGCGGGTCGGTGACCTGGACGTGCGGGCTGGCGTAGTGCTCCGGGTCGCGTAGCAGGTTGCGGTAGGCGCTTGGGTTGGTATGCCCGGGCGGTGGGCTGTCGAAGTCTTCAAGGGTGCAGCGCCCTGCAGCGACGAGGCGCTCTAGCAGCTCGCGGGCACCGTGCTCGCTGGAAATGCGTTTCAGCGGCATCAGGCGAACGCCTCCTCGCGTTGGCGCTCTTCCTCAGCGAAGGGGTGCAGCACGAACCTTCCGGGGCTGTTGCCCTCGATGGGTGGCTTGTAGGTCATGTACCTACCGAACTCGTCGTAGCGCCCCATGACGTAGGGGTAGGCGTTGCGTAGCTGGTGCTTGTCCAGCTTCCGTTCGGCTTCCTCAAAGTCGTAGGCATCGACGGTGCGGAACGCGGGGGCGGTGCCTTCCTTCGCTGCTTTAGGCAGAACGGCAAAGACGAAATGGTTTTTTGTTTCAGGGCTGAACAGTTTCACCGGATGACATCAGGGATCGAGTTTGCAGTGGTGATCGGTCGCTCATCGACGTGGGCGTAGCGTTCATCGCGCAGCCAACGGAAGCAGTCGGGCAGCGGGCAGACGAAGGCGCCACCGGCAGCACGCTGGTGGGCGAGTTCAGTTTCCAATGCTTCCAGCAGGGTTGCAGGCGATTCGGTCCGGACTGTTTTCTGCCACTGCTGGAGCGCACGCGGCTTGGATTGGCTAGCAGCACGAACGGGGGCTGAGAGGTACAGCTTCCAGAACTGCTCGAACTGCTCGTCGCCCTTGGCACGGGGCTTGCGTTTGGGGGCTGCTGGCTCGCTTGGTGGGGTCAGGCAAAAACCATCGGAAACACTGCTGCAAAACTCGTTTGCAGCTTCGTCTGTAGGTATTTCGTCAGAAATACCGGAAGACGAAAGGCTGTTGGGATCTTGTTCAAGGGGATCTTGTTCGTCTAACACCCCCTGTAAGGGGTGGGTCTTACAAGGGGTGTAAGGGGTACCCCTTACGGGCTCTTCACCCC